AATCAGCTCTCTCGAAATTGGCTCTCTGACCATCAGCTTCCCCTCGCAGCCACTTCTCATGCAGTTCGAGCATTTTTTGGATTAATTCTCTTTTCATTACTTTTCTCCTTTATCGTAAGATAGCTTAAACTCTATTAGCTTCTCGTACAAGCTTGAAATAATCCCTATCGGTTCATCACAATAAGGGCAGAACCATGTATCACTCAAAGCTTGGAGTATTTCATTAAAAAGATATTCATTCACTGGATAGATATTCATTCATGGCCCCTGATGAAAAAGTCATAATCTGGATAGTTTATTTGATATTCCTCCATTATCATCCTAGCCTCATCTTCGGAATGGATACCAGATTTTAATTTAAAAGTTTTTCCCCTATATTCTGCCATCAGTGTGAACATACTCTTTCTCCTCTCTGTTATTGTGTATAATATACTAATCATAATAATAATACAACAAAATTATCACGCGGTTTTAATCTTTCAATATAGTTCTCCTCGAATAGTAACTATTTTTTGTTGTTTTCAGGCCATGCACTCTCGGCATTCGAAGGATTTTTGACCGGACAGGTCAAGCAAAGGTAACTCCTGTTTTTAATCTCTTCTTCTGTTAATCCTTTCTTGCAATTCTCACAAGTTTTATCTCTCATAAAATTCACCTCTTTTCAATTTAGTTAACTTCTTTCGAGGCCATAATATGTCTATTATGGCCCCTAGTAGAAATTAATTAAATTACTGGTTGTCAAGGATACTGTCCAGAAGGGATTTAGATTCTTTCCCTTCAGAAGTTCTGTTAATTATGGTCTGGTATGACCGCTCCATTTTCCGATTGTCGTTTGCTGTGGATTCCATGATAATTTCAAGAGCTTTTTCTTTTAGGTCCGAACCATTACCGAACATGGCATTCTCGGACCTCATTTGTAGTTCTGTCATCCCTTGCCGTGATTCAGTTTGCCGGACCCCTGAAAAATGGTCCGTATATTCAGTGATTGCATTCAGGAGGTTGTATGCGGTCCCCCTGTTTTCTGGAAACATATCATTATCATTACTTTCAAATAGTCTCAATACCTCAACAGCCTTGTTTTCTGACCGCTTAGACTCTTCAAAATCACCGAACAATCGCTTCATAACTGTTGTAATAGAACCTTTAGACACCATCCGCTTGTTAAGCTCACGGAGCTTTTCTGTTATAGCATCAATCCCCATAATTGCGCCGGATACCAGGTTTTTCGCTGCCGTTAATTTGTCCTGTCCCGTTTTAGTGTGTTTGACTTTTGTCAGTTCGCCGGACATTCTGAGAGCCTGATTCAAGGTGTTGTTGCAAACTACCCTTACTGTAGTAAGCTTGCAAACCGTTGATTTACTACCATCATGGGATGTGGTAAAGAGTAAATAGTGATTGTGATAATCGCCCGTTCCGGTTATGTCTGTTTGACCATTAATGGAAGCCAAGCACCAAATTTGTTCGCCTTGGCCTAATGCTCCAGCACTAACATAGTGTGCTGATCCTTCAGCTTCTAGGATTGTGTCGATAAAATCAAAAGCAAACTTGTTTTGCATTTCAGTATAGACATTACCAACGGTCCCTAGCATGGCCTGATTATCATCCCGAAAAATACCCCAGGCCGGAACAAGTTCACCATTGATGGGTGAAATTAATTGGTGCTTTGATACGGTCCAATCTAGTTGTGCAAGTGACATAGCCTCTTGCCAGTTCTGAGCTTTATCAACTATTTGGCCTAGATTATGCCAAGCTGGTTGAGTGCCGAAAAAAGCTACTTTTCCATTAATGTTCGCAAGATTGTGTGCCATGATTTTGTCTCCTTTATGGTAGTTTGTGTAATACAGCTTTTGACCTTCTAGCCTCTCTTTTCAGTTCTTTTAGCGTCTTATACTGGGAATTGTTCCATCCCTCGCCAAATTCATACTGAAGCAGGTCATCTTTTACTCTGTACGGCGTAATGGTTTCATTTTCATAATCTAACCAGATATAATACTCCATCTATCTATCTCCTTAATAGTAATACCTGCAATATTCGTACTTTTTGTCATCGGTCATGTAGAGTTCCTTTTCTGGGAATCCGGGCATTCCAGCGGCTACCCAGGCAAGATGCCCTCCACTCATCCAATAATTATATTCAAACCCATGATAATTGTTTGTCGCCATTAGAAGATACTCTAACACTGAGCATAATACCTGCTTTTCATCCTGAGAGATATCAGATTTTAGCAACTCATTGGCCTTGATTCTGAATTCATTAACCTTGAATGTTTTCATGACTTTCACCTCCTTCCGTTGTCAGGGAGGTACCTCAATAAACTTTAATCTCTTTAGTATCTACCATTCTCACCCTTGACAATTCGACCCATGCCTCTCCATCACCGTTGACAGGTTTTACCAGTAATCTGGGGGTTCCATAAGATACTTTCACGTCCATCACAATCATTGGTATAAACCATTTTTCAACATGGATATCAACCTTTTTGCCTATTGCCTGTACCATCATATTAGCTGTCATAACATCACCTCCAATGTGGTTTGTACTATCATTACCACGTTCAAGCCCTTTCACCAAAGAGATTAAACGTGGTGTATAATCTTATAAACCCTAGCAAGCTAACTCCCCGCTTGTAACTCGGCGTCTTGAGTGCTTGCCTTCAGTTGTCAAAGAACTATCGAGCTTACCTAAATAATATACACGTACCATGCCAAGTCGTAATTAAAAATATAACTCAATAGAATCACGGGAAAAAATAGACTGATTAAAACTAATAAAAAACCGTAAAAACTGAGATGTAAAGAATCCTGACAGTAGAATATCCTACACAATAGACAAATCAATAGGTTGTGAGAATTAAGACTGTAAAGAAAACCGTCATCATGTCGGAAAGGTTTACAGGTTACACAACTACACATCACATAAGAGGACAAAAGACCTTCACCAATCCTATTACCTGGTAGCATTAAAGATCCATCCAATAATTACTATCCTATAAAGAGAATACCAAAGTAACTATCATGGTCTTTATATGGATAAGATGTATCATGTTGTATTAATGTGTTTCAAACTGTATCAAACATACTCATATTGTCTCAATTTGTGTCAGGTTGTATCAAAAGGATAAGGACCTTTCATCAAAAGACAACTCTCTCAGGAAATAAACAATATTAATTATTAGTTGGTGCTGGTAATACGGACCATTGACACAATCAATTCAACCAGTTATACACCACTCGTACCCACCTGTCTGTATACCGATTATAAAAACGACCGTTTGTTAAGGCAATAATGCATGTAATTACAATAGGTTATGTTATTCCACTGTTCCCTATTCCTCCATCCCCCCCTCCCCCCCCTCCCCCCTCCGAGAGCATATTATACCTTTCCCTTAGATAGAATTTGTTCAAAAACGAACTTTATTTCAGCAACAATAAAAAAAGTCTCCAGAATCGCGGGCAAAGACTTTATTCTCTTTAGTCTAAATAAAGAAATGACATATTTTTTAATTTTTCAGAGAGAAAGTCTTATTAAAGGGCTTATTAGGAAAGTGCTTGACCTATCTTATTAAGAAGCGTAGAATGTAGCTTACAATACCGAGGGAGGTGGTGAGGCGAATGAAAGATAGGGAGAGGGGAAGCAAAGGGGTTGTGGTATGATAGGGGCAATGTTAAAGAGCCTTGGCTGGTTAAGGTATTAACAGGAAATTAAATGAAAGGAAAACAGTATGTGCGTTAAGTTGGATAGGCTTTCGGCAGTAGTAAAAGAGGTAGTGGGAATTATAGATAAGAACTTTAACTGTCACAACAGGGAAATTGAGAAATTCCATAAGAGTATCTCTAAGCTGGTAGTAGTGGATATGGGCTTAGTTAAAGCTACCGAGATGCTGAAAAAAGAGATAGATGATTTATATTCCCAGATTTCATACCTCAAATTGGAGATGACAAAAAATGAAATGCCTTAAGTGTGGCGCGAATATGTTTGAGGATTTCAACATCTACGAGGGGGAGCTCGACGAGTTTTGGAACTGTCCCATTTGTGGGGCTTATCTTCCTATCGTTAGAGGATGTGTAACCTATATTCCTGAGGTAAACCCTAAACATGAAAGAGTGACCAAAAGAGTAGAGGACTCCGTAGCCTTGCCCCTAGTAGAAAGGAATTTGTTTTATATCAAGAGACGGCTGGTGAAAGGGGCTACATGGCGAAATATTTCTATCTCCCTGGAAGGTAAAGAGGGTTTGAGGCTCCCGGCAAGGCAAATGAAAGATATTTATACCATTCTTACAGGGGAAACTCCAAAAAATGTGTTTTTCTAAGGAAACATGCTGTGGAGAGTGTTATTATTTTGTGTTTGCAGGGTTTCAGAAGGTATGTGCCCATTCAAATAGGCCGAAACTTTTAGACGACCCCCCTAAAACCTGTGGACGGTTTACAGATATCCATCCTTGTATAGCGGCTGGTGAGCCTCCTAGGTGGGCTAGGAGACTTTCTCATAAAGAAATTTTTTGTACTCTTCGGTTAAAACAGGAGCATAATACGATATGTGCGAAATAGCAGACTGTACTTTTTGCCCATGCCTAAACTCTCGATTAGATAGAGTCTCTTGTAACCTGGGATACGAAGTCCTTGGTCTTAATCTGGACTGTAAGTATATTTTTGGGAGTGTCAATTGTGATCTGTTATCTATCGAATACGGTACAGAAGTTATGTACCCTACAAGAATTACAGTAGAGGAAAACCATGTTTAGAATTGAGTGGGTAGAAATACACGAAGAAGAGTTTTTGAGCCTGGAGCATTTTTATCTCCTTCATCCCGATAAGATAATCGCTTCTGTAGATGGGCTAGAAGTGGTGGGGGAATGCGAAATTTGTGGTAAGTTAGTTTTCGAACAGCAAGCAAGGTTAGAGGATAGTGATGGGATTATTACCCATCTTGAATGCGAAACAAAAGAAGAAGCTTTTCAATGTTAACTCCAGAAGAATTTAATCCTCAATATTTCGGGGATTGGAAGATCAAAACAGAGAGAAATAACAAGTATCTTAATTTTATTCGGGGGCATGACTGTATAGACTGTGGTTGGCCTCATGAACTTGGGAGAATAGAAGCTCACCATATTTATACAGGAGGGATGGGAATTAAATGTTCAGACTATGATACGGTTCCTTTGTGTGGTTCTGGAGCTAGGGGCTGTCATAAAAATGCCGACAAGACTCCAGGAAAGGTTGCAAGGTACCAAGTTTTCTTACCTAAATTCAGAAAGGAATGGGGAGAGCTATGTCAGGAATAGAAGCAGTAAATTTGATGTTGACCCACGATAATATTGAGCATATAATGTTACTTGGCTCTGCAAAAAACCGCAAGAGAATTATTAACAAAAAAGACCTTCCCTTGTCTGGTTTATTCATAAACGCAATGGAGCTTAATTCAGACAGGTGGATGGTTTGTCTTGCCCTTGAATCTGATCTTCCTGGTAAAATGGTGTCTGTATGGAAATACTCAGTAAATTAAAACCTGAGAAAAAGAGACAAGAGATTACATCCTTTTCCTGTAATCTGGATGTAAAAGAAAAACTTTGGGTTATTGCTGATGCCAATGATGTTACCCTTTCGGATGTTATCAGGTTTGGCCTTGAGTCTTGGCTCAAGTCTTTGGAAAAATAATCATGTCAATTAAGCTTATGTCTGAAGCATGGAATACAAAAGGGTTGACAACTACGCAAAAAATGGTATTGCTTTGCCTTTGTGACTTCGCTAATGATGAAGGCTATTGCTGGCCCAGGGTTAGAACTATCGGAGAAAAATGTGATTTAACTGATAGGGCTGTCCAATATAACATTGCTAATTTAGTAAAAGCCAAAGCTGTTGAAGTATTGCCTAGATTCTCTGAAAAAATGATCCATACGGCTAATTTATATTTCGTGAGGGTAGGGGGTGGTGAAAGAATTTTCACCATAGAAGAATCAATGGGTTGCAAACCTATGGTGAACGGTGATGCACCGGGGGTGGTGAACGGTGATGCACCACTATATAACCATCATATTAACCATCAAAAAGATATATTGTCTATCGAACCTCAAAACCTAATTCTTTTTCCTGAAGATAAAGAGGATGCATTAAAAATTATCGACAACAGGTTTGAGGAATTCTGGACCATTTATCCTAGACACGATGGGAAGTCTCAATCTAAGAGAATCTGGGATCGTAAGAAATATAGTAACTTTACTATAGACCTTATAATGAAAGCAGTCGAAAACCAGAAGAAAGGTAAAAACTGCTTGGCAAGGGAAAAAGAATATATCCCTTATGCTACTACTTGGCTCAATAAGGAAAGATATTTAGACGAAGTTCAAGAAGATTTAGGGTTTGGCTATGTCAGATGATCTTATTAGGTCTGCTTGTGAGTTTATTGAAACCGTTACAGAAAGGTTCTATCCTCTTAACAACGAACCTATAGGTAACTCTTTCCATTGGGAGAAGTTATCATTCAGAGTTTACCCTGGAGAAGTTTCTATTTGGTCTGGGTATAACGGACATGGCAAATCTATTTTTACTTCTCAGGTCTGTCTTGATATGACCAATTTTGGAGATAAAGGGTTAATAGCTTCTTTTGAAATGTCAGGTATGAAAATTTTGTACCGGATGGTTAGACAGGTGCTTGGCAAAGCTAATCCTTCACAGTTGGAAATAAGAAATGCCCTTGAGTGGCTAGGAAAGAAAATCTTTATTTACGATAAAACCGGGACAGGAAGCAAGGATACTCTATTGAGGGTTTTTAAACGTGCTTTTGAAAAAGAGGGGGTTAACCATTTCTTTATTGATAGCCTTATGAAGTGTGGTCTTGATCCAGAAGACTACAAGGGCCAAAAGAATTTTGTAGATAGCTTCCAGAATTTCGCTCAAGAACACAAGGTTCATGTCAATATTATAGCCCATTCCAGAAAAGGAGCTACAGAAGAAGAGAAGCCTGGAAAATTCGATATACGTGGTGCTGGTGAAATATCAGACTTAGCCGATAATGTCTTTATGATCTGGAGAAATAAAAAGAAAGAGAGACTTTGTCAACAATGGTTTGACATTCGCTCCCTTCCTTCTGGCCAAACAATAGAGAAATTAGAGAGGGAATATGATTGTATCATAGATTGCTGCAAGCACAGGGAGATGGGTGGTGAAGCTGAAGGTCAATATGGATTTTATTTCCATAGGCCAAGTTTCCAGTTTATAGATAAATTCAACCAATGTCCGTTAACTTATTATGAGGGATGAAATTGAAAACTTCCGAACCAAACGGGCCTGTGGCTGAACCGACGGGCTTTATCGGTCGGTTTCCGGCCACTGGTTAGCGAGAATTAGGAGGATGTATGCAATTCGATAAATGGTTTGATAGCTGGCATCGTAAAAATCTGTATCAAGACTCTGACGGCCATCCGTCCTGCGATATTTCGGTAGCCTTTACGGCGGGGCGTTCCGCTGGCATTTTGTGGGCGGAGAAATTTATGGTAGAACAGATAATCGAGATTTGCCGGAAATATTTTACTGACGCTGCTTGTACTGGTGCTTATGCCTCACAACATATAGCAGAGGCTATCCGTAAAGAGTTCATTGGCAAGTCTCGCTAACGGGACGCGCATGACCTGCCGGGCAAAGGAGCGACAATGAAAAAGGAAGAGGCTGATGCGCTTGTTATGCCCGTCTCAATTCTTCATCACGGAGGTAGTCAGATGAAATTTGCATATTACCCTAATCTCGGCGAAGCGATACCACGGCGGTCAAAAATTGGATTACTGATCTTCAACTATGCTTTTTTCATTGGAGAAAGCGACAAAATAGGCGTGCAAATAGTCATTTTTTCTATGCAGCACGATTCCTGCGTGAAAGACGGCTGGCGGCGAACATGGTTTAAGGTGGTTCGGTATTTGGGGGCATAACGGCTACCGGCACAGCAGCCGGGCCTTTTCGGCCTGCTGCTGCCCGGTGGTTAGAATGCGATTGAGGAAATGATGCAAAAGCGAATCATCGGAAATGCAACACTTTACCTTGGCGATTGCCGGGACATTCTGCCGCAAATCACGGCTGATGCTGTAGTCACTGACCCCCCTTATGGGATCGGTGAAAGCAGAAAGGCCGCTGTACGCACGAAAGCGGCAAAGCCTACAGCGAAATGGAAGGGATGCCGCCCGACTGATTACGCGCCTGGTGAGTGGGATGATGCACCGATTGACGATGAAACCATGCAGGCCGTCAGAAAAACCGCTCCGATTCAGGTCATTTTCGGCGGGAACTATTACAGCCTCCCTCCTGCAAAGTGCTGGCTGATCTGGGACAAGGAGAACGGCGGCTCTGATTTTGCTGATGCTGAAATGGCATGGACGAACCTTAACAAGGCCGTCCGCCTGCTCCGCTACCTCTGGAATGGATTTCAGAAGGCAAAGCCGGAGGAGCGGTTCCACCCCACGCAAAAGCCGGTGACGGTTATGCAATGGTGCATCGTCCAGGCGGGACAACCTGAAACTATTTTTGACCCCTTCATGGGGAGCGGATCAACCGGCGTTGCAGCCATGAACCTCGGCTTGAAATTCATCGGCTGCGAGCGGGAAGAAAGCCACTTTGAAACGGCTTGTTTGAGAATAGAGCAAGCACAACAGCAGCAACTACTAGCATTCTAACATATCTTATGCGTTCTGGTGCCATGAAATAACAAATCAGTTATCCGATAACTCAAATTCGGGGGATTAAATGCACCTCAATGAACTATCGCGTAGAAATTGGGAATGGGTTGAAAGTCAAGGCTGGCACAATAAAACACCTCTGGAATGTCTGATGCTGGTTGTTTCCGAGTGTGGTGAGGCGGCGAACGAGTGTCGCGGTGAAAAACCGACTGACCATTTCGGCGAGGAACTGGCCGACATCATTCTGCGGACTATCGACCTGGCAGAAAATCACGGCATCAACATCGAAGCGGCTGTCCTCCGTAAAATGAAAATTAATGATGAGCGCGGGACACGGGGCCGGTTGAAGTAGTTACGCATAACGGATTAAGCATCAGCAGGATTCTCTGCTGGATGCGATGGTTATACATTGAAGGAGGGTTTATATGCGACAAATGAAATTCAGGATATACGACAAGGGGCGTAAACAGTGGGTACATGATACACCTCACGCGATCAGCCTGTTCGGGGAATATATCGTCATGGGTGAAATACTCCGCAGACCGGACGATTCGATTGTTTCTCTGGACGAATTGAACAATCTGGATGCGATGCAATTCACAGGACTCAGCGACAAAAACGGAAAGGATGTTTTTGAGGGTGACATTCTGGCTGTGCCTCATTTTCTGGACGTGAATGTCTGGCGGTATCTCCACCATGTCGTCGAGTGGTCGGATAAATATTCGGGCTGGTGGTGCAGGAATAAGACCAGTGACCACGATGATGATGGGAATATTCAGTTATGGGTGTACGCGAAAAAAGAGTTTGAAGTAGTCGGCAACATCTACGATGAAACTAGAGATGTATAACGGCTGCCGCTTCAGATGTGGAGCGCAGCGACATCATTCTGCAAGCGGTTGTTATATGCCGTTTGCCACCAAAGGAGCAAATTATGGAGTTTCAAGAGTTTCCGAAAATGCCGCGACTTTCCCGCGAAATAATCATTAGCGAGAAGATCGACGGCACAAACGGCCAGGTTGCAATCGTTGAGATGGAAGGTTTTTCAATCCCCGGTGCCATCTACGAAAAAGATGGCCTTGCCCTCTTCGCCGGGAGCCGTACGCGTTGGATCACCCCTGACAACGACAATGCGGGGTTTGCGCGGTGGTGTCTGGCTAACGCAGAAGAGCTGCTGCAACTCGGCCACGGTCGGCACTTTGGTGAGTGGTGGGGTCAAGGCATTCAGCGAGGCTATGGGATGAAAGAGAAGCGCTTTAGCCTCTTCAATGTTAGCCGGTGGGCTGATGCTGCTGTCCGCCCTGCCTGCTGTCATGTCGTGCCGGAACTGTACAGGGGGCCGTTCAATACCCAAATAATCGAATTGGAGCTTGACCTTCTGCGGACGTACGGCAGCAAGGCGGCACCGGGATTTATGAGGCCGGAGGGAATAGTGGTTTTTCACACTGCCGGAAATCTCGGATTCAAAAAGACAATCGAGAAGGATGAAACGCCAAAGTCACTTCAAGGCGCATAACGACTAAATTGAACCGCGAGTGAAACGAGACGTGTTCCAATGTCTTGTTATTTTGTGCGGTGATCGGAGAGACAAATTGAGAAACGGACCATCTGTGACAATTTCATATTCCTGCGGTGGTTGTCTCCACCATACATCTGAGCGTTTCCAGTGCCAGAGTGACAGCGGGTACGATATTACGTGCAATCACCCTGAAATAGGGCGAAAGCACGTTGCATCCTATGGGACGAAAACGCCCGACTGGTGCCCGCTGTTACCGGACGCAAAGAGATCGGCATCGTTGGAATTACTGGAAACAAAATAACTATGAAATGTAGAGTATGTGGTAGAATTGGTTCTGATTTATACATTTTATTCAAATCAAATGTCGAAACCCTGTGTTTTGACTGTTGTGGCTGGCTGAATAAATTTTACGAGCATAAGATTTTGAAGTTTGAGAGAAAATCAAATGGACAAGGTTAAAGCTGCTATATTTAAAACGATAGAGTATAATCCCTCCCCTGTCCAAATAGAGTTTCATGAGAGTGAACACAGGTTCAAATTCCTTGGTGCTGGTTCCAGGTTTGGGAAGTCTCTCTGCGGTTCAAGAGACGTTCTTACAGATATACTTAAAGAAGGAACAAGAGGATGGATCGTTGGTCCGAGTTATGATCAGCCAAGTAAAGAATTTCGTTATATCCATGATGCTCTTATTAACAAACTTGGCTTCAAGCCAAAAAGGGAACTTAATGTATCTTTTACCACACCAGGGCCACAATCCTTGTTATTCCCTTGGGGGAGTGAAGTCCTTACCAAATCGGAACAAAACCTTGACTCACTACTGGGGGAGGAGGTAGATTGGATGATTCTTTCAGAAGGGTCAAGGCTGAAAGAAGAAACCTATGATAACTATCTTAGGGCTAGGTTAGGGTCAAGGAATGGAAGGGTAATAATCCCTACAACACCACATGGTTATAATTGGTTATACAAAAGATTCTATTTACCATTCGTAGAAGGTGACAAAGATTATTGGGCACGGATAGGGGTTTCGGTAATAGAGAATCCATATTTTCCAAAAGAGGAATATGATAGAGCTAAAAAGGAGTTACCGGAAGATGTCTTCGCGGAACAATATGATGGTGAATTTGTCGCGTGGTCTGGTCTTATTTACAAAAGATTCTCTCGACAAAGAAATGTTATTGACCCGTTTGGAATCCCTACTCATTGGCCTGTCTACTGCGCTATTGACCCTCATCCTTCTACTCCAGTTGGCATACTCTGGCTGACAGTAGATGAATACGGAACATGGTATGTTTGTCATGAAATGTTTCACCCAGATTTAACCATCCCAGAAGTTGCAAAAAGGCTTATACAGATTGAGAAGAAATGCCCGGTAACCAGGTATCTTATAGACCCTAACGCCAAGTTGATCGACAAACTAAGAGGGCAAACCATTTCAGTCCAGATGCAATTTAGAAGAGAAGGCATCCCTTGTATTGAAGCAAATAATAAGTTTGAAGGAGCTTGGTTCAAGATTAGTGAAATGCTTACTCCTAAACCTGTATTCGGTGATGAAGAGAATAAAAAACCAAAGCTGCTCATCTTTAAGGATTGTAAGAAAACAATAGAGGAATTTGAGGGGTATACCTGGGAGAATGAAAAATCAGGTAAGGCACATTTAATGGACTGTCTCAAGTATATTGCTAACGATAACCCTCAAAGAGCTTTAAAAGAAGAAGAGGAAGAAGAAGCAAAAAGAAGAGAAAGTGAGCGTATGGGCAAGATGAACCCAAGAACAGGTTATTGATTGACAAATCTCTTAAAGAGGAATATAATATTATAGACACATACTATATATTTAAGAGGTTGATATGGCCCTTACATATGGTTCTCCATCACAGGCAATACAAATTTCTTTGTCAGGACTCGGTAATACAGCACTAAGACAAAGTAACTTTATTGATAATACCGGTGATTTATTTTTTGATGCTTTAGTCCAGCTAGATATTACAACTGCTGGCAGTGGTGTAAACACCTCCCAGGGGTATATAGATGTATTCTCATATGGTACGGCTACCTATGGATCATCTTATAATGGCCTCACATCAGGAATAGATGGCACAATAACAAGCAGTATGAATTTGAGGGTGGTGGGTAGGATATCAGCTAATTCTAGTGGTTCTAATTGTAGGGGTGTCTTTAAAGTAGCTCCTTCTTTCGGGGGTATTCTTCCTACACATTGGGGAATAGTCGTAGAAAATCAAACAGGAAACCTTTTTGGCGGAAATGATGTTTGCATTTACCAAGGGGTTAAGTTTTAATGTCTCTATTCCCCTTTAGGATTACTCGTACCAGCAAACCGCCGATGGGTACACCAATTGATTGGAGTAATCCACTGACGCAGGGGCTTGTAGGCGCTTGGGCGTTTAATGAGGGTGGAGGGACTAGTGCTTATAACCTTGTCAGCGGTAAAACGAACTTATTAAATGGTGCAGTAGTATATAAAAATAGCGAGGTTTCGTTTCCAGGCGCGGCCACTGATAATATTATACTAGATACCACTGCAAAAGTTGTGAATTTTACCTTTATCACTGAATGTACACGTAGCACAGATACTCTCACCTATGGACCTCAAATGGTGCAAGAAGCTTTTACAATAGGTACAGGGATGTTTGAATTTAATATGGGCAATGGTTATGGCGCTGCTGAGGATATAGACAAACCAAGAATAGCAGTAATAAGCGGGGGGGGTAGTGTTACTGGATTTTTAAATGGCAAACAAATGGCTACATGCAACCCATTTCCACTTGCCGCTGTAAATGGAAACTACGATACATACGCAGGAGTTGTAACAGGAGCAACCCCGTCTGATCAGGTGTTTAGAATTGGTACTGCTAATGCAACATATGCTTTAAAGGGAAGCATTAAATGGTTTTTACTCTACAATCGTGCCTTATCTCCATCAGAGATAGCCTCCCTCTCTGCAAATCCCTGGCAGATATACGAGCCGGAGATTAAATGGATTACCTTAGAAGAAGCTATAGCTGCTGGTTTGATATTTACACGGCAAGGATCAAACTTTGTAAGAGGTCAAATGAACGGTTCTTTTAGAGGTCTATAATGTATCAATGGCTCAGAAATACACCTTTATCGGGGCTTTCTTTCCCTCTTACTACTGCATCAGGCACTTTTGCAAAGGGTTATAATCCTGCTCAACTATCAGGGAGTATCTCTGTTGATGGAGGGGGCTGGTCTGCTTTAGGTTCTCGTATATCGGGTATTCCTGGTGATGGTGTCTATACTATAGCTTCTCTCTCTGGTGATACGGAAATGGCATGTTATAGCTGGATGGTTAAAATAACTGCTAACTCTGGTTGCTTAGATCAATGTATCCTTGGCTATAATTTATCTGGCCCTGCCCTGGTAGTGGACTGTTCAGGTAATGACAAAATTTTGACAGCAGTTAGCGGGTTAAGAAATGATATTTCTGGTCTTTGTACCTTAACAAACCTTTCAGCGTCACAAGCCCAACAAAATATTGACCTATCTGGTTTTACTCGCCCTGTCGATGTTTCTGGGATAAACGATAATATAAACCAATTAAGAACGGACACGGCTGTATATGCTTCTGGTAATAACAAAATACTCGTTGCTATCTCAGGACTAAAAAATGATGTGTCTGGCATTAACGGGGTCTTGACTGCCATCTCTTCAGTCCCGAATGCCGTTGCTTCTATAGATGTTACTGACTCAGCCGTTTTGATATCTGGAACTCTAGCTCATACAGCAAGATTGGTAAGATGGTTCTCATGGGATAATCTGGTGATTGACAAAACATATACTCCAAACAGATTATATCTTAAAGACTCAGCAACCACAATATCTGGATATTGGGAGCTTACAGATGACTCAGACGTTACTAAACGGACAAGAGGTGGGTAATGATTAGGGATTATATAGCTAAATGGTCTGGAGACGAAGTTAGGCTATTTGATTGGCTTAAAAGCCATGGTCTTAACTCTCAAGAAATAGTTACTATTATTTCTGATTTTGAAAAAGCAGGCAGAGATTTTGACACATGGTATGATTTTTGTAATGAAGTCCTACGACAAGCCAAGACAAATGAGATAGAAAAGTTTATCGGCCCAAAACCTATAGAAGAAGTTAAGGTAACTCCAGTTATAAAAGAAGAAACATCATGGCAATTGATCCTAAAGCTGTATCGACGAATGGTTACTGGCTTAACACGGCAACGGAGCTTCAGGTAAGAATTTCTTCTTGGGGTTATATTGGTTCGGCTTTCTCTCCTATTCCCTCTTTAGTAAATCTTCTTAGGGAAGGATGGATAACATTAAGAGGGATGTTTAGACTTAGGGGGTAGATATGTCAATAACAGGATCAAATCCTATAATAATCACATCAGGGACAACCAATACAATTATCACAAACGACAATGTCAAGGTTAAGTATTTTTACTGGTTGCAACCTGATCTTACTTCAACATCAGCTTTGATTATTTCTAAAGGTGATACTACTGGTGTTGTCTATAACGAAATGAGGGTTGAAGTTTCAGGCCAATCTCAAATCAATAAAGTGGATCAATGGATGGACAAGATGTTTTGTCGATGTTGTCCAAGCGGAATTTTATACATCTACACTCATTAAAGAGGTAAGCCATGCCAAAAAAAACACCTAAAAAACCAACAAAGAAAACTAAAAGCTCTGGTAAAGATAACAAAGGCAATGTCAAAATGACGACGCAACATACTATGAGGGTCAGGTAAGGCATAATGGCAAAGCAGCAGGCAAAATCAGATTCTCTTATAGTCCAAGTTGACCCTAAAATAGAGAAAGACGTTATTAAATGGGTGTCCGATCAAATTACGCTTGCCCTACAGGACAGATCAAGTCTTGAAAAGCGTTGGATCAAATGGATAAAACAGTACGAAGAAATTTTGCCTGAAAAGAAAGATTTCCCTTGGAAAGGGGCAAGCAATATTTCCTTACCTCTTTCGGCTATTGCTGTAGAAACTATCCATTCAAGAGAAGTCAACACCCTTCTTAGTGTCCATCCATATATTCAGGTTAGGCCCAAAAAGAAAAACATAAACAAAGACAGTTGTGCTCAAATCGAAAGATTTTTGGAACAAGTGTTGGTAAATGTTGTCGATCTTTATGAAGTCGGAGCGCAATGGTTGCTTGAAAAAAATAAAATGGGTACTGGCTTCATTAAACCGTACTGGTGTTATGAAAAGAAAAAAGTAGGAAGGGATAAATTTAAAGAGTTTGACGATGTAAAAGTCGATATAATTTCTATAGAGGATTTAATATTTCCTACTAATGCTATTGATTTGCAAACTTGTTCTTTCGTAGCTCATAGAATTCGGCCAAATGAAAATACCCTTAAAATGAAACAAACAATGGGTATTTATAAAAATATAGACAAAATTGTAAAATACCCAGACGAATCAACAAGTGACCCTGATACTGGCTCTGACATAGTCCAAACAAAAGAGAATGAAGTAGAGAATACACAGAGGACTTCCCCAGGTGAATTAAAAGAATATACCTTATATGAAGTCTATTTTGATTATGACATAGACGGTGATGGATTCGCGGAACCTACAGTTATGACTCTCCATAAAGATATGGGGGTTAATCTTAGGTGGATTCATTTTCCCTATAACCATGGTCGTAGGCCCTTTATTAAAAATGTATATCAACCAAGGGTAAAAAGGGTTTATGGTAAAGGAATTTGTGAACAAAGTGAACACTTGCAAGAAGCTATTAACACAACTTTCAATCAAACGATTGACAATGCTACTATAGCTAATGTAAAATGTTTCAAGGGTAGAAAAGGAGCCAAAAGAGATATAGGGGAACTTTACCCTGGTGTGACTTTTTGGCTTGATGACCCTACTGATCTTCAAGAATTTTCTTTAGGAGAAGTTCATCAAAGTAATTTTGTGTTGCATTCTTTGCTTAGAGATTACCATGAAAGGCGAACCAAAGTTACAGACTATACTCTAGGAAAAGAAAGTTCTACGATGAAAAGTAGAGCTACTGCAACTGGCACGCTTGCTCTGCTTCAAGAATCAGGCAGGCATTTTGACTTGGTCATAAACAATTCCCGTAAAGCTTTTGCTGAATTGGCGTACCAAGTGATTGAGCTCTACGCACAATATCGACCTGAAAAACTTTTTTCTGTAGATGGTGGAGACGGTAATTTTGATGATGTCCTTTTGCCTCCAGTCGATATAGACAATTTTAGGGAAGAATATGGCTTCTCTTGTGCTGCAACATCTTTGAGCGTAAATAAGGAAATTGAAAAGCAATCTAACCTCCTCTTACTGCAACAATTAGGACAGATATTTAGCCAAATGATACAGCTGATTTCAACTGTTATGGCTCCTCAAATCCAGATGCCGGAAGAACTTAGAGGCTTTATTTTCGGGGTAATTCGCTCTTATTATACAATGGCTCAAGATTTGGTAAGATCGTTTGAGAAGATAGACGTAACTAACTATATACCTGAATTGCCTGATGTTATAAAAGAAGCATATGGGCAAGGGGATAAAGTAACTAATTTTATAGGGATGATTGGAGACTTGGTCAATGAACAAAGTGGAAACAATCCAGGTTCTCAGAGATTTGGAGAAGTCAGCGGGTTGGAAAATTATACTGGAGGAGGTCCACAGACTAGCTAATAGTGCATTAATTATTTCAATAGTAAATGCAAGGGACGGGAATATTAACCCTTATTATTTATCCAGGTATGAAATCTTGCATGATGTTGTGGCTAAACTCCCAGAAACATTAATAGAATCATTCGAAGAAAGGAAGGAAGAAAATGGCCGATGAAGCAAACCCTGCCTCTAATTCAGAGCAACCAGAGGAACTCATTCTAGGTAGGTTTAAAACTGCTGATGATCTTGCGAGTGCGTACAAAGAGTTGGAAGGCGAATTTACTCGTAAGTCTCAGACACTTTCGGAAAAAGAGAGGATGTTGACCGAGTTGCAAACAACACCCCCTTACAGACAAGAACCCGGAGAGGATGAAGATGACGACGATCAACTTTTCTTTAAGGAACCTGCAAAGGCTATAGAAAAAGTCGTTAGAAAAATTGTTGATCCTCTTTTTACGTCAACCTATAACCACCAAAAAGAAGCCTTTAAAAGCGATCCTGATTTTTTGAAATATGAAAATGAGATAGATAATATTATTACTCAGTTTCCTAAGCTCAAAACTCAGCCGAACATTGTAGGCCAAATCTTTAAAATGGTTAAAGGACTGTATTTTGATCCTGTTGAATTTGAAAGTAAGGTGCGGGAAAAACTTAAAACCGAACATCATGAAAAAGTTGCTGGTGGTTTGGAGGGGTCTACTCCTTCAGAGGGCCTATCAGGAACAACTCCTACCAATTTGACGGATGATGAAAAACGGGTTGCTATTAGGTTTAATCCTGGTATTACAAAAGAAGAAGCATATAAAAAATACGCTGAGAAAAGAGTAAAATGCGGGGGCGAAAGATGAATAAAGCTGTACCTCTCCAAGTAAGGGATGGAGCAAGAATTGAATTAAGTGGACCTGTAAAAGAACCTACTTTGGCTAATGAACAGTTTGACCCGTTTGACAAGTTTAAAACGGGACCAGACAAATATCATTATCGTGCTCTTAACATTCGTCCACAAAACATGAGAGTAAGGATGGCTGAAGGGTACGAAACCATTGAAGGTAGCGAATATGGTGATTTGATCCTTGGTAAAATCCCTCTTGAAGTCCACAAAACCCGTATAGAAAAAGAAGAAATGAAGACGAAACAACGAACCACTGCGGCTGTTGACAAGTTTAAAGAAGAAGCTGCTGCTGCTGGTGTTAAGACTTTTGAGTATTAAGTAGGAGGTTTGTTATGTCAAGGAAGAATAGTGCTGGTTCTTCTCTAACTGATCTTATCGGTGTAATGCCGAGAGTTGATCTTGTTGGGGGGTGTGTTCCTCTGTGGTCTTTCCCTGAATTGGGGGCCGAATCGTTTCGTGCTGGTGAAATGGTTTGCCTTTCTGGTTCGACAGGCAACAGAATTGGCCTTACCAAGCCTGGGACGGATGCAAGTGGTTATGGTATTGTAGGTTTTGCAGCTGATAATGCTTTGGGATCAACGTCTTCCGTTCGCGGTGTATTTGTTGCTTCTCCATCAGTTATCTTTGTTGGTAATGTTGGCCATTCTTCTGTTTCTGCTTCTGCCCAAACAGCGGCATTGGACAACGGGCAGCTGTTTGGTCTTACCAGCTTGAGCGGTAGAACTTATGTAGATAAAGCAAAGGCAGGGAATTATTCTACTGCTATGGTTAGGGTTGTAGGGCTTTATGAACAAGACACAGTTCCTTCATTTTATGGAAGAGCGTACTTCCAAGTCCTTCAACCTTCCTGCCAATTGCAGAATAGTGCGGTGTTGAATACATCGGCTCCTACTGCAATGGCTCTATAAGGAGGTAGGTTATGCCTAGTCGCTCGTCTGCTTTTAGCAATTTACTCCAGCCGGAATTGCATGAAATTTTCTTTGAGAAATATGGAATGCGTCCGAAAGAATATACCGAACTGTTTGATGTTATGTCAACTGAAAGGGCTTATGAACAAGACGGCGAAATTACTGGTCTTGGTCAGATGGTCCAGAAAACAGAAGGTATGCCTATAACTTATGATGACCCTATTCAGGGTGCGCTTAAAACTTATACTCCTGTGCCTTTTGGTCTGGGGTTTCGGGTTACTCATGAGTTGTATAAAGATGACCAGTACAACGTGATTAAGCGTATGCCTCAAGCGTTGTCAAGATCTGCCCATCAGACAGAAGAAATCCAGGCATGGAATGTTATGAACTATGCTTTCTCTACAACTCAGCTTGGTCTTGATGGTAAACCTCTTTGTTCTCTGACTCATCCTAATGTATCTGGTGCTGCTGGTTCTGGCCCTTATTCTAACCGCCTCACCACTGATGCTGACTTGTCTATAACTTCCCTCCAATCTGCCATAGAGCTTATGGAGAATACTACAGATGATAGGGACCTGCCCATCCTCGTTAGGCCAAGAACTCTTGTGGTTCATAATCATCTTAAATGGATGGCAAGGGAGCTCTTGAATAGTGAGAAGAAACCCCATACATCCGACAATGAGATTAACTCTCTTGCTGATGAAGATTTGAAATATATGGTTGGTCATTATCTCTCTTCTAATTCCGCATGGTTTTTGTGCTCTGGTAAAGAGGACCATTATCTTAGGTTCTTCTGGCGTGAAAAACTGGCCTTTGATAATGATGATGATTTCGATACAGGGGATGCAAAGTTTAAAGCATATATGCGTTTCTCTGTCGGCTTCTCTGGTTGGCGTGGCATTGTTGGCACTCCCGGAGTTGGTAATATTTAATAAGTGACTCTGATCGCGGGGGGTAGGTTGTCGCTGGGTATATGATACCCGGTAAGTCCAATCTGCTCCCTGCCCTTTATGGGTACGAAAGGAGGTTTGATATGGGATGTACTCACCATGACGGAATAAGCGTTTATGGCTCTGGTCTTGCCGTAGGCAAAAAATATAATGAATCTTATGTAGGTGCTTCAGGGATAGATGGCCTCTTTAGAATGGATGTTACAAGGGTAACAACTTCTGGTGTTTCTGCTGCTGTCTCTACAAGACTCTCCAGTATTATCTTCGCTGCTGGTCAATGGTTAGGTGCTACTCTATGCTCAGGGCAGGACCAAATTTATCTTAACTGGTCGGGCCATGTATTTGACGTAACTTTGGGCACTGGTGATGGGACCCCTGCTGCTTCTAGTTTAGTAGCTGTGGTATCATTCGGGAGATAAGAAAGGATAAAAAAATGAGTGGTATTGGTGCTTGGGAAAATCTCCCTGGTAGTAACGATTTAATTGTTATTGCCATACCTCACGTTGGAATAGTTACTTTTGAATGGGCGGTTCAGTTTAAGGTCTTGCAATCACCCGTACCTTTTTCTATTATAGCTAACCGTGGTTTACCAATAGACAGGGCAAGGTGTGACTTAGTAACCCAAGCTAAAAAAATGGGTGCGTCACATATCTTTTTCCTTGATTCTGATGTTTGTTTACCTACGGATGGCTTAGTTAGACTTTATAATTGGCGATTGCCTATTGTTTGTGGTGTCTACGGTAGCAAACATTGCGCCCCTGGTGTCTGGATTCAACAGGCTAAATCAGGAGATGGTAGGTACGCCCCTGTTCTCCCTGAAGTTTTGGATGCTAACTCCCTGTTAACTCACCCTGATATAATGGTCGGTGCTGGCTGTTGTCTGATTGATCTTAAAATTTTTGACAGGCTGGAAGAACCTTATTTTGAATGGACTCAAGGTAGATCACCTTCTGGAGTTTCGGAAGATTTTTATTTCTTTGAGAAAGTTAAAAAACTTAATATCCCTATCCATATTGACACTGCTGTTAAATGTGGTCATATTGATTTTTGTAAATTAAACTGGAAGGGTGAAAGAGAAAGGCTCCAACTGTAATGTCAAAAACCATTTGTTTGGTGTCTTTACCAAGCCCTTTCCTTATTGACGAAAAAGTATTCCCTCCCTTGGGTATTCTCTACTTAGTTACAGCTTTGAACCATCATGGTATCAAGTCCTACGTTCACGATACGAACATCGAGGAGATACCCAGGGGCTTTTCTTTTTATGGTATAAGCGCCACAACTCCGCAATTCCCCCTAGCATTAGCAGCACTAAAACACATAAGGAAGATAGAACCAAAGGCAAAGGTTATTATTGGTGGCCCTCATGCTACCGTTGACCCTGGCTCATGTGGCAACTTTGACTCCGTAGTTATAGGCAACGGAGAAAACGTCTTACCTCTAGCCTTAGACTTCGATGCAGAATTTACGGGTGATTTGCCTGTCCCTCAATATCTACCTGATAGATCGGCAATAGATATCAAAAAGTATAGCTATACTATAGATGATCTACCTGCTACATCAATTATGACCTCTAGGGGCTGTCCTTTTAGCTGTGGATTTTGCTGTAAATCTGCTGGCAAAATTGTTTTGAATTCTGCTGCCGATGTTATAAGAGAACTTCTTGTATTAAAGTACGTTTACGGGTATAATGCTTTTATGTTCTTTGATGATATCTTTATAGCTGATCCTATCCGTTTTGCTAAGATTGCTGCTTTCCTTAAAGAGGAAAAGATAAAATGGAGAGGGTTTACAAGGGCTGATCTTCTACTTAAATTAGGTGATGAACTCGTAGAAAAAATGGCTCAAAGTGGTTGTGTCGAGATAGGGATGGGAATAGAATCTGGTTCTGATAAAATTCTTTCTCTTATAAATAAAGGCGAAAACACAGACACTATAAAAGCTGCTGTAAAGATGTTGCATAGGCATGAGATAAGGGTAAAAGGATTCTTTATCGTCGGGTTGCCTTCTGAATCAAGAGAGACGATAAGCGAAACAGCTTCTCTTGTATCGGAATTAAATCTGGATGATATAGATTTTACCATCTTCCAGCCATTCAAAGGCTCTTATATTTACGAACATAAAAATAAATTTGACATTGATTGGAATGAACTAGATTTGACAAATATGTTTTATAAGGGTAAAATAGGTTTATACCAATCAATGGTATGGACTTCATCCTTAACCAAACAAGAGATTGTGGAAGCAAGAGATTATCTTGAAAGGAGATTTAAAAAATGACATTTCAAGATTGCATCAAAGCTGGTTGCCCTGGTGCTGGTAGTGCTATTAAATGTGCTGCTGTGAAAGAATGCCCATTACCTCTTAAGGAAGGAACAAAAGAAGATGAGCAAAAGGCTTGAATTTCAGCAAATGTTTGCAGTTGGGAAAATAGTTAATATCGGTTGTGGAGAAGACCCATGTGGTTTTGGGGGAAGGGCTACCCACGTTGATTTGGATGTATACAACCATCCAAACTTTGTCCAGGCTGACGCACACAATCTGCCTTTTGAAGATCAAACCTTTGATACAGCTATCCTAGGTGATATGCTTGAGCATTGTCCTGATCCCGCTAAAGTCCTGTTTGAAGCTGCTAGGGTGGCAAAAAGGCTGGTTGCTACTATCTATGAAGAATGGAGACTCCCTCAAGAAGGACCCAATCTTGATATAGCAAAAGCGGAAATGTATGATGACGGCTTAAAGGCAATGGGGTTTGATAATCTCTGGGACTATTTTCAAAGTCTCCCGTCTCATAAGGATAAAATAGTTTCTATCACTCCTGATGAAGGGCTATCTCACCATCCTCATATCCAACAATTCACACAGGAAGGACTTGAGAAAATTATCCAAGATGCTAATCTTGATGTAATTATCTTTTCAAAATTCCTTGAAGGATATCATGAAGGTAGGCCAACTTATAATTGGCTTTTAGTTGCTCAAAGAAAGGAAAGTAAATGAGGACAATGGCTGTTCACTGTGACAAGTGTGGGATGCTTGCTTGCTATGCAGACGACTGGACTGAGATAGACGGTGATATACTCTGTATAGAATGTGGTTAAATAGAAAAAACAAAAGAGGAAAGCGAGGAACCTAAATGAGGGTTTTAGGTCTTTATTGTGGTCATGATTCTTCTGCCGCTGTTTTGGAAGACGGTAAAGTTGTTATTGCTTTGGAGGAGGAAAGGCTAACAGGTAACAAAAAACAAGGAGGTATACCAGCTAGATCAATAATGTATATCTGTAAAGAACTTGGCTGTTCACCATGGGATTTTGATAGAGTTATGATTGCTACCCCTAACCTCCATTCTGGGAGAACCCATGCACAAGATACCAACAAGGTTCTTGAACTTTACCCTAATGCTACCTTAGTCCCTCACCATGAAGCCCATGCAGCTTTGGCTTATGCATGGTCTGGATGGGATGAATGTAAAGTATTTACGCTTGACGGTGGTGGCGAAGATTATTTCGGGTCCATAAATCATTGCAAAGGTGGTAAGATCACAAGGGTTGAAAGTCTCAGAAAAGACGAAGATGAAGCTTTTGGGATGCTGTATTATTATGTCACAGAAGCTTTAGGGTTTACCCCGAATAGGCATGAAGGCAAGGTAATGGGACTTGCTGCTTCTGGGAAAAATAGGGGTTGGTTTAATAATTTATTCTGTGTTGTAGGTGGAAAGATAAGGTCTATTGGTAAAAGAGAAGAAAATATAATCTTTAAAAGGATTAACGAATTAGTAGCCAGTAGTATACCAATAACAAGAGAAGATATGGCTGCTTCTTGCCAATTCACTTTTGAGAAAATCCTTTTAGAATGGCTTTGTAATAACACAAATCGCAATGATAAGGTTGCTGTTTCTGGTGGCTGTTTTGCCAATGTGTTAGCTAACATGAAAATAAGCCAACTGGTAGACAAATTTTATGTAGCACCTCCCATGCTTGACGATGGGCTGTCTATCGGTGCTGCTTTGTGTGCTTTTGATCCTATCCCTGTCAAGAGACAAGAGCATATGTATTTAGGATTGCCTAAAGAAAGGGCATGGGAGAACCCTGATGAAATTGCTAAATGGATTCAGGATGGCAAAATAGTTGGACTCTTTCAAGGGGCTATGGAGTTTGGTCCTAGAGCATTAGGTAACAGAACAATCCTTGCCGATCCAAGGGATGCTAACATAAATAAAACATTGAACCAACGGCTCAATAGGACGGAGTTTATGCCTTTTGCCCCTGTTGTCCTTGAAGAATTTGCTAATGATATCTTAGAGGATTATGATGTAGGGAAAGATAATGCCCCTTTTATGACTTCTTGTTGGAGGGTTAAAGAGGAATGGAAAAATAAAATACCTGCTGTTGTTCATGTAGACGGCACAGTAAGACCACAAGTCATAAGTTATAAAACTAATCCTTTTTATTATCAGATAGTCAGAGCTTTTTATAATTTAACAGGGATTCCAGTATTAATAAACACTTCTTTTAATACTCATGAAGAACCTATTATTTTTTGTGAAAATGAAGCTAAATGGGCATTAGAAACTAATCGCATTGATGTATTGGTGATAGCATGAAGATAGCAATTATATCACCATACACAAATACATGCCCTCCTTTAGCATATGGTGGTGAATCTTACTTTTGGGGGTTGGCTAAGACGTTAGGAGAGATAGGACATGAAGTTCATCTCTTTGCCCCTAAAGGAAGCCTAACACCACCTAACGGGTTTTTACATGTTATCCCAAACACGGAAAAAGGATCAATTGATTATGGCATTGAAGTTGGGATTGAAAAAACTTATCATGATTTATTCATGGCGTGTGATGTTGTCCATGACTGTAGTTTGGATCATATTGTCGCGGAAAGACTTCGGTATTTATATGGCAAGCGGGAAATAATTAATACTATAAACGGCAGATGCTATAACATGCCTAGGCCTCCTTTTAATGTAATTACAGGGTCTAAGGCGTGGCAAGAAGATGCTAGGTCTTTTGGCTTGAATACTGAAATGATTTATTGGGGTATCGACACAGAATTTTATACCGAGGGTGAAAATAAGAATAATGGAAGGGAAGAATGGTTTCTGTGGATTGCCCGTTTCCATCCTGACAAAGGACTTGATCTAGCGTTAGACCTAGCAGAATTTTTGGGTTTTGAATTAAAGGTAGCTGGAAGTACGCAATTTGCGGATCATGCAGAATACGGGAGAAAATATATTGATCGTATTTCTCAAATAAAAAATGTAACTTATGAAGAACTTCTTCTTGACTCAACGCATCATGAAAGAAAAAGAGAACTTTACCGTAAGGCATATGCTTTCCTTTACCCTGTCCAGTACTTTGAATGCTTCGGTCTTGTCGTTGCCGAAGCAATGGCCTGTGGTTGCCCTGTCATAACAACACCTAATGGAGCTATGCCAGAACTCGTCTCTGATGGTAACTCTGGGTTTATCTGTAACAGCAAAAACGAGTTTGTTACAACTATTCAAAAGGTCTTGCCCAGGTACAATAACTCAAGCAGATTTCATGCTGGTTTTAATTTGCGGAAACATGCCAGAACTCAGGCGGAAAAGTTTTCATGGAGGAATGCTTCTCTTGAATACGAAAAATTGTATCAGCAAGTGATAGAAGGGAAGGGATGGTGAACCATGAGAATATGTTTGCTGAGTAGTGGGGTTTTGCGTGTACCTCCTTTGGGCTACGGGGGGCTTGAACAGGTTGTTGCCGATCTTGGCGAATGTCTCACAGATATGGGGCATGAAGTGTATATGGTAGCTCCTACAGGATCAGAAGTAAAAGGTGTAAACCTTATTGATTGTGGTCCTTGCTCTTCTGATGCTAGGCAATGGGAGGCTGATGCTTTCCAGAAATATGCTCCTTGGCTTATGTCTGAAGATAATAAAGATATGGTAATCCATTGCCATCAATGGACTAAACCAATCTATTTGTTAAAAAGGGATAACCCCAGGCTGAACGTGCTATCTACTTTACATGGGATGCTTCCCTATGATTCGCCCCCTCCAGTAGAGCATCCGAACATGGTGGGGATAAGCCAGCACCATGCAGGCAGTATTTCTAAGGGTCTGAACGTCGCTGCTAAGTTTGTCTATAACGGGATTGATCTGGACAAATACAAATACAAAGAACACGTAAGTAATGGCAGGTTCTTATTTCTGGCTCGTATGACCCCTTTTAAGGGTGCACATGTTTTTGTTGATCTCCTTAAACTTTTAGGGCTTGAAGGCGATCTTGTTGGCGATGACCAAATGGTAGAAGATCAAAACTATGTTATGCAACTTATGAAAAATTGTAGTGATTATGGTAAGATACGATACTGGGGTGGTGTTAGTAGAGAGAAAACAGTTGATTTCTTCTCTAAGTCCAGATGTTACATTCTCCCTTGTACTCCAGGGTGGGAAGAGCCATTCGGCCTCACAGTGGTCGAAGCAATGGCTTGCGGTTGCCCTGTCGTTGCTACTGCTTCAGGTGCTATCCCAGAATTGGTAGAGCATGGAGTTACAGGATTTGTAGCTAAAAACATTCAAGAGTTGCCTATCTACTTAAAAGATGGTATAATAGATACTATAAAATCGGAAGATTGCAGAGAAAGAGCTGAGTTTTTTTCAAGAGAAAATATGGCAACTAATTATCTTAAGCTTTATGAATCTGTTTTAGAGGGTAAAAATTGGTGAGAATGAGTAATGAGGGTATATCATTTTTGGAATATGAAGAAGGGAAAAAACTTAAAGTCTACAAAGATTCAAGCGGGTATCCTACCATAGGGATAGGCCATAAATTAACTAAGCCTGAAATTAAAACTGGTAAGATATTCATTATAGATTCCTTGGTTGACTATTCTAATGGTATAACGGAACAAGAATGCCACAACCTTTTGAGGCAGGATATAAGAACAGCGGAAAATTCAATAAATGAATCTGTTTCAGTCTTAATAGATCAAGAACAATTTGATGCTTTGGTCTCCCTAGTTTTTAATATTGGAACCACTGCTTTTGAAACTTCTACTTTGCTTAAAAAAATAAACTCAAATAATTTTATCGACACACCAAATGAGTTTAGGAGATGGCATTTCTCTAAAAGCAAACACGTACAAGCCTTGGCTGACAGAAGGGAAAGAGAAATTGAATTATTTCTTTCATAGGGGTTTTAAAATGAGAACAAACACCAAGCATATTTTTGTCGCGGCTGGCATCTTTATACTTGCTTTATGTGCTGTATATGCTGACAAGTGGGATTATGTTGGTGCGGTGATAACAGGGTTTTTTGCTCTGTTAAATCTTAGCACAAAAGGAATCACAAATGAAAAAACTTCTACTCTTAATCCCTCTTAGCCTTCTCTTTGTTGGCTGTACTACAATAAATTTATCCTGTAATATTTCAAACGGCAATGATAATAAACCTGCTATAAAAACCGATTCTGAACAAACACCGACAACAAAAACAAATACGGCCCTGCCTGTCTCAGTAGGGACAAAACCTAATAGTACTGCCACTGTTACTAAATAATAGTAACTATCAGGAGGGAGGGGATAGGGGGTATACATTGCGGAATCGTGGTGGCCCCCTATTTTTATTATGTCAAGGGATCATGCTATAAAAGGAATACGATATTACGATTGCGATCTTTGCGGGTTTACTTATCGGATAACCGATACTACTTTAAACTCTGCTGGTCTACGGGTTTGTTACGATCACGATGTAGACCAAAGTGATTATAAATTCTTCAAAAGGACTTCTGTCTTTGATCCTAACCTCCCTTTATTTTATGATAAAACCAATGATAGCTATTATCAATTATATAGTAATGCCCTTGTTTTAAAGGCTATTATGGTTGAGGATATAGATATACAACCTCCAGTATATATGATCGGTGATTATTCTGCAAACCAAATATACCAACTTGTTATGGATGGGGGAAAATTATATATAAAGGAAGGGGTTTACGGTAAGAAATTCCCTTTTCTTTTGGACATAACTTTAGGTACATACCAGATGCTTCATGTCCTTGTTGACCCTTTAGATGGTGTAGCAAAACTTTATTTCAAAGAGGTATAATAATGAGAATGTTTCTTATAACCCTATCCCTATTGTTTCTCACTTCATGCGGTTCTTATGGAGCTACAGGTGATTCTGTCTTTATTGGGCCTCTTGATGGGGGGGAAATTTCGGCGGCGTCTTACCCTTCTTTAACTACTGCTATTACTGCTGCGACAACTAATAATAAAGGTTTGTTAATAGACACTATCTGGGTTGTTGATAGTTTGTCTATTGATGTTTCTCTACCTATTCATGTCGTTAAAGGCGGCGGTTTTAACAATTCAGGGGTTCTTGATATCCCAGGGGTATTAGATGCAGGACCTTACCAAATATTTTTTGGTACTGGTTCGGTGACAAATTTAAGAAAAGCTGTCCCTGATTGGTTTGGTGAAAATACCTCACCTGGGACCACAAATATTACAGCCGCATGGGCTTTATCTTTTGCTTCTTCTAAACTCATTCTCCCCGATGCTACAACATATTTATTGGACACTATTAGTATCCCTGCTGGCACAATTATAAAAGGGCAGGGGATAGACAAGACTATTATAAAACAGGGGACAAATACGGGCGCAAGCTATGGTGTGTTCTTTGTAGATTCTGGATCTTCTTCGGCTAAAGTAGATGATATTTCTGTCTTTGACTTGACCTTGGATGGCCAAGTAGCCTCTAAGGGGTTTTCCCAATATGAGCATCTTGTCTCTTTTTCAGGCGTTAATAATGTATTATTTGATAGGGTAAAATTTTTGGGCTATAGAGGTGATGGGCTTTATCTAGGCAGTAGCCCGACTGCGGCCACTGAACGCCACAATTCCAATGTTAAAGTTCAAAACTGCATTTTCGATGGTGTGAACAAAGACAACCGCAACGGCATATCAGTAATAGACGGCACTGGGATCACCATCCAGAATAACACATTCCGTAACAGTACAAAAACAGGTATGCCAGGGGCTATCGACTTTGAACCAAACAACAATGCATTCCATGTAATCAAGAATATTAAGGTGGTAAACAATAGATTCTCTAATTGTGGTGGGGGATATGGCACTGTAGTTTATACTAATAGTTCTGTTTTAACTAACCCTCTCCATGGTGTCACTATTGAAGGGAACACATATGATTCAGACAACACTTATTCGGCTGCTGACATATTAATCTCAACTATAGAGGATTTGGCAACAGTCCCTCTTATGGGAATCACAGTAAGGGACAACAAATCTACGTCTCCAGTAGAACCATTAGCCTTATATTTTGTTAATGGGATAGAAGTTACAGGCAATGTAGCGGCTGGCACTTCTATAACAGAAATCGGCAAAGCGACAACTGCAACTCTCTCCGCTAAAAACGTTAAATACCATCATAACACATTGTCTGTCTGCGGCAATGCAGTAGGGGCTATCCAGGTGGCTTCAGTAGATTTTTTGGATATTTATAATAATACGATAACCCCATCTGCTACTGGTTTGAATGGGATTACATTTTTTGGAAGTGGGGTCACAACAGATTCATCTTACGTGTCAATAAAAGACAATCGTTTCATTAAAGGGGCTTCTCAGACAAGGGCTATTCATACATCGTCCCATACATATACACCAACAACAAATAATTATTCTGGTAATACTTTTTCTGCTACTCTTACTAACTCTTTTGAGTCAGATCAATCTGATTCTTCTTTCACCGATTTTACCCCTGTTGCTACAGGTGGGACTTCAAGCGGCACAGGCACATATACTACCCAATCAGGAAAATATCAAAAGGTTGGCAACCTTGTTTTTGTGAAACTAGTCTTAATATGGTCGGCCCATACCGGTACAGGGACCCTTAGAATATCTTTACCTTTTACTGTAAAAAATGACGGTATCCCCACGGCTGCGAATATAACCTATTTGGTAGGGGTTACTTTCGACACTAATAAAATTTTGATGCCTGAATTTGAAAATAATAAAGCTTATATATCCTTTTATGAAGCTGCTACTAATACAGGGGCTACTGCTTTAGATATAGAAGCTGCGGCTGGTTTATACTTGAGCGGTTGGTTTGAAGTTGAGTGAGAGGTTAAAATGGCTATAGATAGGAAACATATTTTTAATAAAGTTGTATTCTTCTTGAAGAATGAAACTAAATTCTTTACTTCATCAGAACTACATTCAATAATTGGAGTAGACTCTTTCAGGAGAATAGCTGAAGATATAGAGTTTCCTAGGACTGTAGCCTCTTCTATAGTAGGGTCCGGCGTCTGGAAGGTTTCTACTCCTGTGGACTTCATTAAAGTTGATAGATCAAAAGACATGGTGTTTAAAGATAGTGTAGGCACCAGGATTTTAAAACAGAAAGATCAAAAAATAATTGGCAGGGATCAAATCTTGACGGCTCCCCCTTCTGTACCTGAAAATTATTTTATGGAGACTCAAACAACGGTTGGTATTTATCCTCCTTCAACATCAGGGGTAATAAATATCCCTTATATCAACTTTCCTACTTCTTTATCTTCTGATACAACGACAAACGAACTGACAGAAAAATGTTATATGGCTGCTGTTTATTGGACTGTAGCCGAGTGTATGTTAAGAGATAGTGACGAGAAATATATAATTTATATCGGAAGGTATGATAAGGAAGTCCAAAGACTTCGGGGTATATATAACGATCTGTTTGAAGAATCCAAAGATATGCGACCTTCTGAAGAGTATACAAGACGATGAACAAAGTATTAGAAAAAATAATTTCAACCAATTTCTCTAAGGGGTTGAACCTTTCTAAGTCTCACTTGATTAATCCAGAAGAATGCCAACAGTCTGACAACTTCTTGTTTGATGAAGGGTGTGCTACAGTAAGGAAAGGGACTGTCTTAACCGCTACACTCCCTTACCCTATAGATGCAATAAAAAAATATTACAAAAAAGATGGAACTTCTTATACTGCTGCTTTTGCCGGTGGCAGGGTTTACATTTCTTATACGGCTGGAACCTTTGTCAACGTCTCGTGTGAACTTCTGGCAAGTGGGCATATCTCTGTCACAGCTTACAACGATTATATTTATTTCACTAATTATTCAAACGTAGTGAAACTATTCAATGGATCGAGCGTGGATAATGCTGGCCTTTCTTCCCCTGCGTTTGTAAAATTTTTAGGGAATTTTGAAAGCACTGCTGGATGGGCTATATCAGGTGCGCTTGCAAGTATTTCTGCTGACAAAACCTATTTGCACATAGATCGTGGGGAAGCCTCTTTGCTCTTTTCTGCTCCCAGCGGGGAAGCTACCTTTACAAACAATACAATATTTGACCTAAATAATTTTGCCACTAATGCATCTAGTGATGCTAATGACTTAATTCAATTCTTTACAATTACAGAAAAAAAAGGAAACATTTCTAGTATACTGCTGAGATTTGTACAAGCAAGTGGTACAACAAGTGGGTTGTACTCAGAATGTATTATAACGAATTTATCTTCATGGACATTTTGTAGCAATAATAGCTTTGCTACTATTCATACAGTCCCTAAATCTTTGTTCACAAACAATAGTAACTTTACATGGACAAATGCGGTAGCTCAGGTAAAAATATTCCCTACTTCTGGGTTGAACGCGACTGTTAATATTGACAGTCTTAGGATGATTAAAACTCCTCCTCTCCTCAAAGCACAAGCCATAAGTGGTGGGAATATTTATTTTACTCCTAAACCCACCCCATATTATAACCCACAAACAGGAGAACACACTTTCTCTGTCCCTGGGGTTACGCTTGAACAAGTAAAAAAATGGGTTTCTGTCTCTACGGACAAAATTATCGGAAATATCCCCGAAGGAGAATATTTTTATAAAGCTACTTTTTATAAGCCTGGACCTGGAGGGATACAAATTGAAAGCAATCCTTGCTTTCAAACTTCCGGTATCTTACTGTCGAGTACCATTAATACAAGCACAACTATTTCCGGTGCAGTAACTTCGTCCTTTAGTATTGACAATCACATTGCCGCTCTTTCCCAAATCCCTATAGCCCCTACAAACCTGGGGGTCACTGGTAGAAAGATTTATAGACGTGCTGTATTAGAAGATACAATGAGGCACGTTGCAACAATCGTTGACAATACGACAGCAACATTTATAGATGACGTGCCTATAGATGCTGTCACAGAAGTCTTGGATGAAACAAGGGATGTACCACCTAAAGCTAAATATGTTTATGCTGCCAGCAATCAAAGAACTTACTATTTAAATATAGAAGAAGATGACGGTTCTCATAGTAGTAGGATAAGATTTTCTCAACCTTATTCCCCTTACTATGTACCTCTTGACAATGTATTTGAAATAAGTCCTAATGATGGGTCTGAATTAACGGGCATGTTTGAACTTACAAGCTTACAATTCTTTCTCAAAAGCAGTTCTTTATGGATGTTTGACGGAATAAATACTAATAACATACATCCTACTTATGGGTGCCTTGCTCCAAAAAGTTTAGCTGTTGGACCTTCTGAAGCTTTCTGGCTGTCAGATGAAGGGATAATCAAATATAATCTAAGAGTATCAAACATAAGTCTTAATGATTCTAGGATAAACACTTTCTTAAAAGATATCCCTAGAACCTATTTACAGAATGCGGCTGGTGTTTATTACAAGGGCTTCTATCTACTGGCTCTTTCTAATGGGAGTAACAGTACAAATAACACAGTTCTCTGCTATGATAATGCAAGGAATGAATGGACTATCTTTCCAAATATCCAAGTTAATTGTTGGGACGTATGGGGTGGTGGCAATGATGGGTATAGATTATTCTATGGAAACAATGAAGGTCAGATTTGTGAGTTTTTTACTAGTGACACTGATTTTGGGGTTAGTATTCCTTGGGCTATAAGGACAAAAGATAACGGGTTACCTGTCCCTACGGTTGCTTTAAGGGAGGCTTTCCTTTATACTAAAAGCGAAGACGGCTCAGGTAGAACCATAACAGCCACACCATATTATGATTTTGTAGCTGGTACGGCTGAAACAGTATCAGCCACAACTGGGTATTCTTTAGGGAAAATAGACGTAACTGCTGCTGATGACGCCGGGTTTATTTCAATAGGTCTTAGCGGAACTGGCAGGATAAGTATATTACAACTAGATATATTTGGTAAAAAGGAATCCGTAAGATAATGTATACACCTTACCAAATTCAATATATTAAAGAGGCTACTCCTGAAGAGATAAACCAGATCATCGAAAGGATAAATTTTGTCCTTCTTGATATATACAAGAAAGAAAACAATATGAATTTTTCTGGGACTGTCTCTCTTGCTAACTCAGCTAATATTCTTACAAGTAGCCCTAAGATAAATGGTACTATCTTCAATGGGACTTCCAGCATTGTTATTAGGGATACTTCTATTACCACATCAAACTTGGTCCCTTATTCTGGTGCAGTAAATAATGTTGATCTTGGGGCTAAAACTCTTAATGCTGGTGGGGCTACTTTTGGAGAATCTGCTAATAAAATAAGATTCACTTCGGATGGGACTTTAACATTAGAGGGGAACGCAACAGTATGGAAAGATGTTTTTTTTATTCAAAGTATTCCAAAAGCTGTCGGTGCGGGGAACCCTTCTTTAGGTGTTCTTTTAAGTAGTTTAAATGGTTATACCTATGCTATAGGAGATTCAAACACTTTTGACCCTCAGGAATACCCTCATGAGGGGAGGGTAGGAGGCAATGCTCATTGGCATTTACATTGGATTTCGATGACTGATGTTTCAGGAGATAAGGGGGTTGCTTGGCAACTAGAAACAAGCTATGCTTTAGCAAGTTCTCCCATGCAAACAATAGTTAGCTCATTTGTTGATGTAACTGTCTCTCCAAATACACCAATTAATACACATATGTATTCAGATTTCCCCATGCAAACCTTGACAAGTGCCGGTCCTCTTACGGTTATATGGGCTAAACTAACAAGAGTTTCATCAGATACCACTGATCCAGCTAATGATCCATTTGCTGTTGGTGTTCATTTTCATTATGAAGTAGACTCTTTAGGATCAAAAACCGAGCTAGTAAAATAGAAAGGAATATGATAAAATGAAGGAAAAAAGAAAGACTTTTTGGGATTATTTCAGACCATTTCCTTATAGCGCACATATGAGTTGGTGGCACAGGAAAGATAAGAAAGAGGACACCAATGTCTAGTCTTGAGGAAAGAGAGTCAAGAAGAGAAATGTCCAACAAACTTTTAGAGCTTGCTGCCAATGGGAATGGAGATGCCTTAGAATATCTGGTAAGACTTTCAGAAGCCCTAAGACTTATAGATGATCTTTATGATAGGGACCATTACATAGACAATGAAAAGTTACTATCAGTTTTTAGGTGGCTGCTGATAGAATGCTATCAAAATAAATTCTTCTTGCAAAATGTTCAAGCTCTGGTTTCAAACCACGCTTTGTTTTTTTCTGCCTGGGAAGAATCAAATAATTTATATACTGTAAACGATGAAGTACCAAAGATGTATGCCCATGTGTTGAAAGATTTTTGCCTGTCAACAGTTTCATTGGTTGCAAATATAACAGGTGGGTATAGCCATATGAAAGAGGTTAATCATAGTGCATGGCGTTTGTATATGAAACCTCTAAAGGGGTGACTTATGGGATTATATGATGCTGATACAAAGCAAGTAACTGTCCCTTCTGAAACACAGAAGATACAGGCAAGTATTTTGAAAGAGCTTGCTCCTTATCTTACACAGTATTATAAGACAGGTATGGAGGGTTTAGGTGACTTAACCCCTATGCTCAATCAACTACTTCAACAAGCGGCTGGTGGTAGCACAACTATAGGCCAAAAGAACTATGCTAACACCATAGGCCAAATGAAAGAGACGGCAGGCCAAATGGGTATAAATGCTGGTGATCCTAGAATGGTTAGGAATATATATCAAGCTGGAGAAAATCTGACAAAAGGGAATCTCCCTGAACTCCAGACCATTATGCAACTTTACGGTATAAGCCCTTCTCAAACTCTAAATACTATGGGTGGCGGTTCTCCTGCTTCTGTTAAACAAACGACAGATAATACACAGGCGATACTTACTGGTTCGTTAAACAATCTCTATAAAATGTTAACAGTGATGTAATATGGGACAACTTATCTCTATGATTCTTTCTATGATTATGAACCGGAAACAAGGTAACTCTTCTACAGCAAATGCAGGGCTTATGCAGAATATGCTACAACCTAAACAACAGCAAACAACAATGTTACAACCTACATCCACTACAAGTATGACAGGCATGAGTGATTCTTCAAGCCAAGACGATACAGTAAATAATTTCATTCAGAGTTTCTTTAAAAATTACGGCGGTAAATAATTATGAGTATTGCTGATCTTGCAATGGGTATTATTGGTATGGTTCTTCAGGGCCAACAGAGAGAGCGTCAAGCGGGTATGGAAGAACTGAATGTTCTATCTAATCTGTTTAATCAAACAGGTTCACCTGAAGCCTATACCTCTATGCAAAATGCAGCTAAGAAACTTGGGATAGAAATGCCTGCTTTAGGTCAACCTCAACAAGCAAAACCTTCTCCTTCTCCTACAATAAATACTATGGGACCAGTAGACCCGAAAACATTTAATCCTATAGCATCTATATTAAGTTCCATTGGTGGAGGTCAAGAAGAAGCTCCTCCTTCTTTTCTCCCCCCTACTTCTCAGTCTGCTACTCCTCCCTCTATGACTCAGGAAGAGAGTTTACTTGGACCCTCTAAGAAGTATGAAGATTTTTCAGGGGAAGTTGCTACTGAGATGGGGATAGACCCTAAGAAACTTATCGGTGGTGAACCTCTTAAAAAATATCGTCAAGAATCTTTTATGAGGTATAGGCAATATCTCAAGGATAGAGAAAGTCAACTAAAGAGTATGATGCTTGAAGATCGTAAAGAGAAACATGCCCTTACGATGGAAGAGAAAAGAGAAAAAGCAAGACTTGAACTTGAAACCGAAAGAGAACGTGCGGCTGACGAGAGACAGACGATAAGAGAAACTAAAGCTGATGAAAGACAAGCAAAACGTGATGCTGCTGCGGAAAAAAGATTATATAAATCTCAGGCTGGCCTTGAGGGGAGACTTGATAAAAGACTCTCAAAAGAAAAATCAAAACTCACGGTTATCTATGGCCCTGGTGGTAAAACCAAGATGGTCCCTGTCTCTTCTGAATCAGAGTATGAACCTCCTCCAGGATGGAGTTTATCTAAACCAAGTAAAGAAGAAACTCAGTTACAAATGCTTATGGGCGGTGGGCAACAGTCGGGTAAAATTCCTGTCTATGATATAAATGGTAATCTTCTCAGGTATGAGTAATGAAAGTAAAAATAGAAGGTATCGGATACATAGAAGCCCCTGATGATTCTACCCCAGAACAAATAAGTGCTGCGGTTAGGAAAATAGGGGCTAAACACTCTTCTCCTCGTAAGAAATTTGAGAATGTAGCAGAAGGCATAGGCATTGGAACTGCCAAGATGTTAGGGGGGATGGGTGCTGCTTCTGTAGGTGGCCTTGCTGGTCTTGCTAGGCTTATCACTACAGGAGATATAGGAGAAGCACAAAAGACTCTTGAAGGTATTACAGGGGCTATTGAAAAAAGGATCATCCCTGAACCTACTTCCGAAACTAGCCAGAAAATTTCTGATCTTCCAGGTAAAATTCTAGAATATTACAATATGCCTGGACATGCTGTAGGGGAAAAGATTGAGAAATCAGGTCATCCTATGGCTGCTGCTACTGCTGAATCTATTTGGCAATCCCTCCCTATACTTATACCCGCTGCAAAAGCCATTAAGAAGATGGGTAAAAAACCTGTCCCTAAACCAGAACCCGCTGTTATCCCTCCTGAAACTAAACCTCCAAAAGTTAATGTTACTAAAGCAACTGGTCCCGCGCTGGATGCTGAGACTCTTGACATACTTGAATCTCTTTCTCCTGGCAAAAGGAAAATGCCTGAAATTAAACAGGGGTTAAAACCGAAAGAGTATGAGCATGTGATTGGCATAGATATGGATAATGTCTTAAACAGAATAGCTAATACAGGTAAGGCAGAACTTGAACCTGACCTTGTAGCTAACCTGAATAAGATTCTTGATGCTGATCCTAAAGCTAAACTGCTTGTCGGTTCTACCTGGAGATTAGGTCATACTACTACAAGTTTTGAAGAACTTCTCACTAATTCAGGTGTCCGTCCTAATAGGGTTATCGGCTTAACGGGTTCTTTAGAGAACTCCGTTAGGGGTGCTGAATATGCAGAATGGCTCAAGTCTCACGGTAAGAAGGTTAAAAAGTTTATTACTATAGATGACCTGCCTCCTGAAGAACTGGCTCCTTTATCTGGTAGACAGATAAGAACAGAACAGGGTATAGGGCTTACATCTGAACATGCAGATACAGCTATAAATCTTTTAAAAGGGAAACAAAAATCTTGGCAATGGGATGCGGAGATAGAAGCTAAGAGGGTAAAAATCGAACAACCTTTACCTGTTGGCCCTGGTGCTAGAACCGCTGGAAGTATAGAAACTCCTGTTGATATAGAACAACTTAGAACTACGTTATCTTCTCTCCCGCGAACCCCTGCTTCAGAAAGATTTAAAACCGCAATAGATATCGCTGGTAAGGGGAGGGAATATAAAAATACTTTAGATGCTGGTCTTGACAATATCAAGGCTGGTGCTGCTGGTTTATGGGATGCTTATACAAGGCCACCTGTAGACGCAAAGTTTAAAAATATTTTTGGCGATTATCTATATGAAAGGTTATTGTTCCAAGATGCAGGGGTAAAATATGCTAAAGATATAAAGAAAACAATCCCTAATATCCTAGATCGTGAAGCAATGAAAAAATATCTTGAGGCTGGTGGGGATGAAGCTGTCTTGAGGGAAAGGATAACAGCCTTAGAAGGGGCTGGGCATACAGATGTTATCCCTATGTATAAAAAAGCACTAGAATTGACTCCCGAACAGAAGATTTTTGCACAAAATAATAGAAACTATTTTGATAGTATGCTGGAAAAGAATATTGAAGCTGGTATTCTTGAAGATGGAGTAGAGAATTATGTTAAAAATATTGTCGTAAAAGGAAGTATGAAGTCCGAACAATTAGCAAGAAAAATCTATTCTGAAATGAACGCTGGCCTTTTAAAAGCTGATCCAAATTACGCGAAAAAAAGGTTCTATGCTAACTCATTTGAAGGAGAAATAAGGGGTGTAAGATATAACAACGATTTAGCCTATGGGGTAGTGGCCTATGATATGTCCTTTAAAGAAGCTTTAGCTACAAGAGCTTTTATTAAAGAATTAACTACAGGGGAAGCTACTGATGGTAGACCTCTCGCTACTGTCTCTGGGAGAAGTATTCAACTACCAAGGGATGCTGAAGTCCCAGAAGCATATTTAATTAAGCCAAGAATTAAACCAGAAGATGCGTGGGATTATAGGGAACCCCCTAACCATCCTGCTTTCAGAAAATATAAATGGGTAGATAAGGATATAGATGGGAACCCTATCTTTGTAGAGGGTCATCTTTTACTTCATCCTGAAATAGAGGCTACCTTTGCTGAGAGGTTTACTGGTAAGGGTTACTTTAAAATATCTAATCTCTTTACCCCCTCGGCCATAGCGAAAAATCCTATAGGTAGGTCTGCTATGAAAGGGATGGGAGAATTTAAAAGAACCCTTCTTACCTTGTCGGGGTTTCATCAGGTACAAGTGGGAACCCATGCAGTATTTCACAATGTCAACCCTTTCAAGGTGGCTCCTATAGACTTAGTTGATCCTGTCACTGTGAGAGGTGTAAAGAATGGCCTTATGATAACAGATCATAGCGCACTGGCTGAATTTTCAGAAGGTGTCGGTGGGCATAGTGGCCTTGTAAATAGATTGCCTGGAATTGGCCCCCTTATGCAGAAATATCAAGAGTACCTTTTCCAGGACTATATTCCTAGAGTAAAAGTAACTATGTTTAAGGAGGCTTATGAGAGAAACACAAGAAGGTATCCTAATTTAAATGAAGATCAAATAGCAGAACTTACCGCTCATCAAGCTAATGCCGCCTTTGGTGAATTGAATTATAAGTGGTTAGGCAGGAATAAAACCTTCCAGGATTCTTTAAGGGTCTTATTCTTGGCCCCTGACTTCCTAGAAGCTAGGGTTAATTTTGTCGCTCAATCCCTTACTCCGACAGGTAAAGAACAACTTGCAGCTTTGATCCGTGGTACTGCTGAACTGTATGTAGGGGCAAGGATTATGAATGCCATGCTGAATGATGGTGATTTCAAAATGGATAAACCCTTCTCCGTGGTCTACGACAAGAAGGAATACGCCTTACGTACCATCCCTGGAGACTTGGCTCACTTGTTTTCTGATCCTAGAGGGTTTACTTATTTCCGTTTGAACCCTGCTACCACTAGACCTATGGTTGAGTGGGCTACAGGCAAGGATGCTCAAGGTAGGAGGAGAACCCCTGAACTTGAGGTGTTTGATTTTCTTAAGTCTGGTGTCCCTATCCCTATCCAGGGCTTTATGAAAGATTCTAATGACACTCTTGGAGAGAGCGTTATGAAATCGGCCCTGCAATCTATCGGGATAAATTCTTATGTAGAAAGGAGTAATGCTGAGAAGATAGCCGCTAAAGCTTCTGCTGGTAATATTCCTCTGGCTGATGAAACTTTTGAAACGAGAGCAAAACGGAACCTTATGAGAAAGTTAAGGGATGCCGTACAAGAACAGCCTACAGGTTTACCAGAACAAGTAAGACAGGCTGTTGTGAAGGGGGAGATAACACCTAGACAAGCTATCAACCTTATGCAGGACCGCAATAAACCAGCAATCCAAAGGTCTTTTGAACATTTAAGATTACCTCAACAGCTTAAAGAGATAGAGAAAGTCTTTGATGCTGCTACACCACAAGAGAAACAAATATTAGCTCCGCTCATGAGAAAGAAAGTCCTTAACTTCTTCTCTACTGGTGCAAAAGCTGATCGGGATGAATACAGGGAAAGGTTGTTACCTTACTTAAAAGGAGAGAAGTAAATGTCGTGTTTCGTTTGTAGACATACAGGCCAAAAGGTTTGTGACGAAGAAGAAGCTGAAATTATGTGCTTACTCTGTGGACGTTGCGAAAGGGAAGCAGACGATGACAAAAATAATAGTTAGAGAAGGGAGTAGATTTGCTATAGATTTTTATTCTGTCAGGATCGGAGAGGAGGCAAGGTTCTTCACACTTATGGGGGATAAACGGTGAATGCTTCATCTCCAGGAAAGATATGGCTTTGCTATTAAAGCAGCAAGGGGAAGCTTGCATTCCTGTGGTTCGTAAGAAAGGGGAATAAAATGGATACTGCCTGTTTTAAAATACCTTGCTTGGTAAGATTAAGGATGCTTGACATATTGGAACCGTTTCATAAAAATTCACCAAGTAAGTTGACCAAACTTTTGACCCTTAATGATCTATCCAACATCCCAGAACAAAGAAGAGAAAAATTTTACGAGTGTATCTTATCTTGGAGAGAACATGGATGGATATGATAAAGAGGTCTGCAATCTGAAACATAAGGTAATAGAGGATAGATTTAGGGAGGGTAAGGAGCTAATGGATGAGGTGAAAAAGAAGTTAGATAATCTGACTGCCATTGCTATCACAACTCTCATATCTGTTATAACTGCCCTCACAACGGTCTTAGGAACATACATACTGAAGTAAAAAGAAAAGCCCCAATCCTGTAAAAAGGAAAGGGGCTTTTATAGTAACTATTTTTCAGAATGTCTGGTAGGATAGAAGGCCAAGTACCAAGCGGTCTCGATCAGCCATTCCATAAAATCTTCATCACTCATCTTCTCAATATTTCTCATTTGCATCCTATTGGACAAACTTCCTGTCCTTCCTTTACGATGAAGTAGTGTTTACACTTCTTGCAATATCCCTTCTTCTCTTCCCTGACACACTTGTTGGCCCATTCGTAATACAGGCATTGCTTATCTGGTTTTGGTTTATAATTAGGGCATAAGGACCACATAGAGACACAGTCCATCTTAATGTCTCCGGATATTTTCCAAGATATACCCGATTGTGAAACCTAGTCCTATCCCTCCATAAGCAAAGACAAAAGCAATGATACCTGATTGGAAATTGGTTAGTCCTAGAGCTAGACTGATAACCGCAGCGGTTAACAGGGAGGTACCAAGCCCTATTGTGGTCCCAAAAATTATTTTTTTCATAGAATCTCCTTTAGAATTCTTCTTAATGTTTCTTTATAATCTAACGTGGATGGAATTACCCCTGCGGCAACTGGTTCATCGTCAACTTTAATCTTAAAAAGTGCTGATCCATCAACCCAATGAGATACCATGATTTTTATTTCTTCTCTTCTCATGAGAGATCCACCTCTCTTAGAGTATATATCCCTTTTTTGTTCTGTTCCCATCCGTGTACCAAGATTGTCCAGTTAGCATCTCTAACCTGATTTACTCTCGGCTCCCCGGATATCTTCTTCACCCTCTTAGACATATTGCTTTTTGATGTTACCTGGATACCATAAGTAATGGAACCTTTTAAAGCAATCAAATCAAACATCCCAAATAGGTCTTTCTTTATGAAAGAGTGGGGGATTTGCCTTTCGACAATATCAACAGTATACCCTTGTCTCTCCAAGTACTCTTTAGATTGTTGTGTTAATGTCTTTTTAGTCATCCCCTCTCCTTGATCTATACCCGTATACTAACCAAGTCCCATTGGTAATCTTAACAGGCTGTTGGAAGGTTGTTTGAAATTCAGATCGTGGGAAGGCAGAGAGAAAATCTTTCATTCTTATTTCCAGATTCTCTTTTGTCGTACCCTCTAAGGTAAAGTTAAACACGCTGACCTTCCCCTGAACATTCCTTACAGGCCCATCCTTTCTGAGCTAACCTCCCCCTCGTTAAACTTTTGCGCCCTTCTACGGGCTTCCTTTTACCGCATATCTTACAGAGAAAGAATGTCATTTCTTTTTATTATTCTCCTTCTTCGTAAAATACTGGCAAGTTTTATCATGTTCTCCCCCTTCAGCGTCACATTCTGAGCATCTTTCGGGTATTGTTATTTCTTTAGAAGATTTAGCTACAAGTTTCTCCAGTTTTGAACAGAGAATGGCTACGGTCCTGTCATTCCTATAGCATCTGTAGTCCGTACCTCCAGCCATAACTTCTGCTTGAGGCGTCCCAGGATTTTTAGTCCATGTTGTTAATTCAATTAGCTTATTGTCCTTTGCTGTTTTGTCATCACCATACAGAGTTATAAGGGCTGCTTCTATTCTCTTATGGTAATCTTGTCTTTCAGGGGAGAACTGAGAGACAACATCCTGGTTTGATTTCTCTCTGTAAGAAACCTTAGCTGTCTTAGCCTTGTCTATCCCCCCCGCTGTTACTTCATCCCAGGTTAAATTTCTTATTCCTAAAAGCCTTGTTATTCCGTTACCGATAAGGTTCGTGAACGCAGATTTTTTAACGTCTCCTTTGTCGATTTCAGACGGTGGCAAAGTAATTTTCTCTCCATTGGTGTCGCTTCCATATTTTTTGAAAAAGCCATCCTTGGAACTACGAGTTCCAATAGCTTCAATTGTGACACCACCAAGAGTAAAATATCCTTTGTAAGTATAAGCAAAGTGTCCATCTGGCTCACATTCAATTGTTGGTTCATCCATCCTCCATGATATACCAAATATTCTTGCTACCTTCTCACCTCCTGAAGCTTGGAGATATGGTTTTCCGTTCTGATCTATCCAATCAGTAGGGTTTGTAACTTTTAGTACGATTGATTTTATCTTCTTTATTGCTTCAATCTGTTTCTCGGCCCGTTCTGCTAATGCTAGAAGTCCTTCGTTGCCTAATATAGGAAGGTTCTCATCTGATATTATTTCTATTTCATTCATTTCTCACCCTTTTTGTGAACAAGTTTGGTGCAAACTTCTGTATATTTTTTTTGTTAAAAATTGTCATTTCTTCTTTGTGATCTGCCTCTACTTTTAATAGTTTATTTTCCGTTGCTATCAAGGCTGTTTTAAAATAATTACATTGGTTTTCAAGCTCTAGATATCTAATAACTAAAGAGGATAATGCTTCTGTGGTGGGTTTCATTTCTTCCTCCAATTGCAGTTACCTGCTGTTTTCCTTAATTTGCTCCCTAAACAGTTATAACAGTCTGAAGTACTGTTGTTAAAAGACTCGCTAGAATGAGCACAAGTACTACAAAGATGAAGTTCATGAGTATATAAATCTCTGTTTGAGGGGTACCCCTCATTATAACAGCCCATTATTTTCCCAGACTTTCGATTTCAGTTAGGAGAACTTTCGCCTCTTTGAAATTGGCTTCGCGGACTTCCTTTGTCTCTGCCGAGAATAAAATTAGATGAAGCATATCCCTACATTTCGGCCCATAGTCTTTCCAACTGAGACGTTTTTTTGTATTTAGCTGTTTTTGTGTAATTTTTTTCTTCCCTCCAGACTCAACAATTTTAACGGCTTCAATCAGAGCTTCATCAGCTTTAGCCCCAAACTTCCGAATTGATTCTATGGCATTAGACGCTGAGACAAGATTATTAACAACCATTTCTCTGACTGACGTTGTGGCTGAAGAGAGAAGGATTAGATTTTTAATGTGGGATATACTATAACCCGTATTTCCTGCTATTGACTCTTCTACCTTACCATAAGCAAGGAGTTTTTTTACAACGCCCGCTTGTTCAAGAAGGGTCAAAGGTTTGCCACTATTCCTAGTTAACAAACTTTCGGTCTTGTCGGCATCATTTGCATACTTAGCTTCAAGCCTTACTGGTACTGAGACAATTTCGGCTCCCATATTATTCGCTAGCTTAATTGCTGACAGCCTGCAAAAACCGTCTGTCAAAATAGGGATATCGTTTTCCATATAAACGGTTAAAGGCTGTTTAACCCCGATAGATGCAATAGAGGTTGCTAATTGTCTGATATGTTCTTGGAGTTCTGGAGTGTCTATCCTGATATTCAGATCGTCCTTAATTTGGATAGTTTCAGGTTTAAGCATATATAAATCGGTCCTGCCTACACTAAGCTCTTTAATGTTGCTCATTAGTTTTCTCCACGAATTAGTTTAAGTTCAAGATACAGGGTAACAACTTTTAAAAGAAGGATAGATTCTTTTGTGGTGAAAATTCTTTCAGACAGAAGGCTAAGGATGTCTTCCCCCGTCTTTCCTGATAATTTTTCATCCATTGTAGTCTTTCTCCCATTTTGTGAAGGGTTTTTCACCTTTCTTCGACTGTATGCAAATATTGCATGGTTCTTTTTCTGGCCCAAGGAGACGGTGTTTACAGTTACAACAAGTCTTTGAATACCAGATTATACTACCATACCTATCAACTTCTTCCATATGTTACCTCCTTTAAATTTTAGAGATTTTATTCATCCACCCTTTTGCTGTTTTTTTGCCCGTTATAAGGTAAGAGCCCACTACGATTTTTTCAACATTTTTAAAATGCTCTTTCCTCCATTCATCAAGTTCTTGCCATTTAAGATGCCATTGCTTCAGTTCAAACCATCCATCTATCTTTTCTTCTGTATCTGGATCGGCTATAAATTCGATAGATTCTCGCAAGATTTCTTGTATGCAGATATGCCGGAAACCGCATTTTTCGCAAGTATCGCACCACTTTATAGGCTCTGGGATTACTTTATCAAAAATAGATTTGTTTATCTGTTCTGCTTTTTGGATTAGGCCCTCCCCATAGGAGTAGTCCAGCTCCATAATTATTTCTTTTAGCCTACCTGTAGTTTTATTTTTTAGTAGAAACAACCCCCTTTCCTTTTCGTCCATCAGCATATACAGTGTGAGTTGTGCTGGATACTTTCGGACCCAGTAATACTTACTATTGAGCATATCTTCTAGGGTAGAAGTTTTATCGAATATCCAAGATGCCATTGATTTGATTTCAAGAGGAAACAGTTCTCCCTCATGAAGGACTTTACCATCAATATGACCTGTGATAAGATATTCTTTCCAATCGAATGCTCGTTGCTGTTCGATAACTTCGATATCAGCATCCCCTAAGAGCCGTAGAACGCTCTTCTCTTGCTCTCTCCCTTCCCTAAAGATGTACTCTGATTCAACAGAGTGTAAAGACCTTTCGTTACCCTTTGTCCGACAAAAAACAAGATATCTCAAACATTCATGCCCGATTTCCGATGCTCTGTTAGTGTTACAAGGAGAAGGTTTTATTTGGCTCTTCATATAATGATCTATTTTTCCAATAAGCATGTTTTACCCTTTCTCTTTTTCCACAAATAACACATTGATAACAGGTATAAGCTTCATCTTCTGCTTCATAGATCATTTTATGCCCGTCTTTTTTGCAGTTATGAGGCATTAGACAACTCCTTTATAATAGGAGGTGATTCTTTTATTTCAGACCAATGATAACTTTTGCAGAACGGACAAGCTCTAGGCTTACCAAACGTTTTGGAGGTCCATTGCCAGCCACATCTCTGACATTCGCAGTTATAATCATTCATACTCTTCCTCTTCCAGCGCCCGTTTAATCCTCTCGTACGGGCTCACCGTAATCTTGACTTCGTTTTTGGTCAAATCCGGCATGATCTTATTTAATAGGATTGCATTTGCTTTTAATTTTACCGCATCTTCTGGCTTTCCTGAGACTCCCAAAGTGTCAATTCTGTCGATCAATGCCTTTTGTTTCATTTCCACATATTCTACTGGAGATATTCCGTGGGGTATAAGCTCCGGTAACTTCTTTGTAGACGGTTCCGCTTCTTCGTACACCCCTGGGGCTACTTCCACTGTCTCCGTTACATCCCTTACTATAATTTCTTTCCTTTTTCGTCCTCTTCGTTTTTTTACGTTTTCTTCTTTCTTTAAAGACGGCTTCATTAGGTACCTCAGTGATCTGTTTTCCTAAATAGTCTATTTGGATAGATGCAATGTCGGGATGAAGATAAATAATTCCTTCCAACAATTGTCTATCTGTATAGTAGGTTTCTCCCCCATTAAAACCTATTCTCCTGTGCATCGGGACAAATAACCCTTTCTTCTTTAAACGATAAAACTCTATCCTGCTAATCCTTAGAATCTTGCAACATTCATGGACGGTCCACAGCCTGAATACCCATGATCTGCTTTCATCTATATAACTATCATTCCCCCCTCTCATTTTATCTCTCCAAATAAGTTAATTACTCTTTCTAAATGTTCTGGATAGTCTAAAAGGGGAATAACCTCTTCAAACAACATAGCAAGACGCCCCTTCTCTCTCATCCCTAAAGCATATCTCTCTTTGCCGCATAGGTACATGCCCCCTTTCTCTGTTCGGATTTCTAAAGCGGTGTCTGTATCAATATAAAACCTAAGAAGTTGTTTAGTAAGAGCCCCTTCAAACTGATCCTTCACCTCCCATCTGCCGTATTGTTTTCTTTTAATAGTTACTTTCATTTTTGCATCTTCTTGTTCTTTTGGTTTTGTCTTTCCCCCTAGTAGGTAATTTACCAAGACTTTTTTTGTATCTTAACGCCTCCTTTGTCCTCTGCGATATCAACTGTCTCTCAATTTCAGCTCCCAAGCTAAAAGCAAAAGCAATCACTTTACTCTGTATATCATCTGCTAACCAAAGTTTTTCTCTTATCGAATGGACTCTAACTCTCTTTCTCACAAGGACAGAAAGTAACTCCATCACCTCAAGTAATGACCTACCAAGCCGTGATAATTCAGCCACGATCAAAATGTCATCAGGGTTAAGGGTATCAATCAGAATAGCAAGTCTACGTTGTTTCCAGCTTACTTTCCCTGATACTGTCTCCATGAAATATTCAACAGGTTCACTTGTCTCTCCAGCAATTAGATATTGCTGGTTCTCATAGTCCTGTCGGTCTGTTGATACCCTTATGTATCCGTAAACCTTCATAACCCGTGTTTGTAATTCTTAAATAGATCAACTTCTTCTTCTAAAGACTCTTTCGTATCTTCAACCCAGAACAAAGCTGAATTTATACCATTGGAAGCTTTACATATTGGATCACAATTTTTACAACGTCCTTCTATTCTCATATCGCAAAACTGTTTAGGGGGGATGCTCATTAAAACTACCTTTAGCAAGTTAGCTGCTATCTCTAATTTGTTTATATTATCTTTCCTCATTTAATCCTCCATTAATTTGTCAAATTCTTGATAGGACCATGTAACCATGCCCATATATTGACCACAAACTGGGCACATATCACAGTGAAACACCATGTATATTCCCCATTCTTTAACAAAAAGCTCTGCTGCTTCTTTCATAATTTCTCCTTTAATGTTGCCCCATAATAAACTACTGCTAAAATAGGGCTAAGTCCGCCTATCTGATAAAAAGAAATAGATGCCTGACACAATTAAGAAAAATATTATCTTACCTTAATGAGTTGGGGTTTGGGGAAACTCCCCATGTCAAAAGAGTACCTTGAATATTTTGGCCGGGGATAGAGCTTCTGGTGGACACACCAATTCCCCCCTTTACGATATGCTTCTTTTGAGCTAAAGACTCTCGTCTCTCCACATACTGCACAGACGACAGGTATTACATTCATCCTTACCCTGTGAAAGCCCCATTTTTTGCCCCTTTTGTTTTTCTGTTGCTGTCTCTGTTGTGCTTTAGACATTGACCCCTTACCTGACCTTAATAGTTGTTCTAGCATTACTTTTCTCCTTTATCGTAAGATAGCTTACGTAATTCGCCAACTCTATGGAATGTATTTGCCCTGGCAATCTGCTCCGGTGTAAAATCATCCACTCCAATAGCAGATATTAGATGATACAGCA